TTTACTTTATTTGTACCTTTATATTTATCTTCTACTTCATTACCATCTGTATCTTTAGTAAAGTAATTATCTATAACAACTACAGGTACATGCTTTAAACAATCATAATCATTTTGTTTTGTTTGTATACTATCACCACCACCTATAAAAGCATAATCAATATCTGGTAAAAATTTAAATAAGTTTTCAGCTTTTAATGTTTCTCTTGTATTTCCTTTAGTTAAAACAAAATTAAATGTTTTATTTTTTTCTTTCATTTTATCTTTAAATTCTTGTAGTCTTTTTTCTACAGCTTCTAAAGTATTATGAGCCTTAACATTAAATTCTTCTTTATCTGTTTCTATTGTAGCATCTTCAAACAAATCAAAACCATAGTATTCTACTGTATCTGTATTTTCAAAAGAAGCTAATGCCATCTCTATAGCACGACCTCCATTCCATGTACCAGTTTCTAATATAGTTTTAGGTTTAAAATGTCTAATTAATTCAGCATTTTTCTGATACCTTGATGGTAGTATATCTTGAGATACTTTATCTTTTGATAATTCAAATACACGATTACCTTGTGAATCTCTTAAAGGTACAATATTAGAATTAGATACACCTTGTAAATGAACAAGATAGTTTGATATTTGTTTTTCAATATTATGAATTTTTAAACCATGTGCTTTATATAAGTTTAATAATCTTTGAATAACAAAACCATCATGCCATTCTCTATAGGTGGTAAGTTCGTCATTCATATATATTCTTCGTAAGTCCCACAATAAATCTAGTGGTGGTTTCTTATTTAAATTAAAAGCCATAAAAGACATGCCTTCACCATGTACTATATCAGCACTATCAGGTAGCATAGATAACATTTCTTTATATGTTAATCTTTTATTAGCATAACAATCTATATCAATCCATACTAACCAACCTGCATCTTTATTATTATCTGTTAATGTAAATGCATAGTCTGTTAATGCAAACATTTTATGACACCATTTAATAGCATCAAGCTTTGCATTGTAAGGTATCTGTCCATCTTCAGTACCATTATGTTTAGCATTATCTTCTTTAAATTTTTTATATTTTTTATTGTCTTCAAGATTAGAATACTCAATAGCTTTATCTAATGAATATTTATCAGCAGGAAAGTTATGATAGTAAGCTTTTATTTTTAAAGTAGGTTCCCAATTTTCCTGTATAGATTTTAAAAATATAGTACCAAATCTATTGTATAAATCTTCATTAAAAGAAGTAACAAAATTTATTTTCATATCATATAATCCTTATTAGCATCTAGTATACCTTGCATTTGTAACCATCTTGCATCATTACTCCACTCTATAGCATATTTATTATCTATATCTCTTTTAGAACCCCATTCTTTAAACCAAGGACCACCTGTTGTAAAGTGTACATTCTTTGCATCTATATCTGTAGAGGAATGATTGTCTAACCAATTCCATTCTTCTGGTATAGTACCTATATCAGCTTCTTTATCTGGTAACCATTGGAATGTATGTAACCATCTACCTGATTTAGTATTAACTTCTTGTGGTGTAAGTTTTTGATTGACATCATGTCCACAATTAAACATAATTAAACTAGACCAATTCTTTCTGGGATAAGGATGTTGTTCTTTACCATCCATTTTAATTCCTTTTTCTGGTTCATATTTATGTTTAACACACCATAAAGGATAGTAATTATTTCTACACATTTCAAATAATTCATTTATATCTGCTCTAATATACATATCAGAATCCATGTATAAAGCTAATCCTTCATACATATTTAAAGCAGGAATTAAAAACCTACTAAAACTAAACTGTGTAGAAAAAGGTTTACCATCTATCTCATCATAATCTTGTGTTCCTATTGTATTATGTTTTCTAGTATAGATACCTATCTTAGTAAGTATATCTCTTCTTAAAGGTATAACACGCACAGCTTTAGTAGCTATTCTTTCTAATGAAAACTTTAATATTTCATATGCAGTATGTTCTTTAGGGTCATATCCTACATAAACTGTGTTTACCATTTGTTTTTTTAATAACATTAACTATCCTTAAAATTTATATTCGTGGTCAATAAACCAAGTACCTGCTTCTATACCTGTACCTGTTCTTTTTCTTTCATAAGCAAACTTTAATTTACTTTGATAAAACTTTTTTGTAGCATAAGCTCTAAACTTTGAACCATCATGTTCATTATCTAAATCATGATAGTATCTATAACCTAACGAATCAAAAGCATATACGTTAGTAAAAAATATATTCTGTAACCACAATAATGTTAGCACAACAAATAACTTATTCATATCTTCTCCAAAAAAAATAGGGAGTATATTTCAACTCCCTATATAACTTAATTAATTTTAATCTTCTTAGGTTTTTGTTCTTCAGGTACAATCTGTTTAAGAGTTATTCTTAATATACCTTCGCTGAATGTAACGTCTTCAACGTTTAACGTATCGTGTAGAACAAAGTCCCTAGTAAAAGACCTCTTAGCAATACCCTTATGTAAGTATTCATTTTCTTCTGCTCTTACATAATCGCCTTCAATAGTTAAATGATTTTCTTTTACAACTATATTCAAATCATCTTTCTTAAATCCTGATAGAGCAAACTCAATCAGAAAAGTTTCTTCATCATCTTTTATAATATCATAAGGTGGATAGTTTGTATCTGTTCCTCTTATGTTATTCATTACATCAAACAATCTATCAAAACCAATAGCTTGTCTTGAGAATGTATCTACTTCAAAATTAACCATGTTTATCTCCTTATTAAGCAAGTTAAAAAAACGAGTCCATTTCTGGCACTCATGGTGTAATTATACACTACCTATTTTAAAAAGTCAAGAACTTTTTATGTACTTATTGCAATTAATATTAATATTATACTTATAATAATAACAATTTGGTCAAACATTTATTATTCCAACTGTATTTAATATAGCCATAACTATTACATATAAACACCATAGCCCTACACAGATAGCCATACCATTAACTATCCAAGTACCTATTATATTTATTATTTTATTCATTTATATATCTACTAACTCACAAGAACCAGATGTACAAGCTAATTCTTGTGAACCTCTTGTGTTATCTTCTGTCTCAAACTTTTGTAGTAAAGACCAATCAATATTTTTAGGCATTTTAGATTCTAATTCTTTATATTTCATCTCATCTATATCTTGATAGGGTGCTTGTTGATATGTATGGTCAGAGAAAGGTAAGAATGATATACCAGATAGTGTATCAAAATTATCCCAACACCAGTTACCTACGTTAATCCATTCATGTTCTTTGACAGATATAGTTACTGATGGTTTATGTTCACACCAATGTTGTGCATAACACTTCCATATCTCTAACTGTTCTATAGCAGTCATTGTATATCTAAAGATAGCACTAGGGTCTGACTTCATAGGAAAAGAAAACACAGAGTTATTTGGTTGCATAACATCATCTTCACTAGGTATACCTTGCTCAATCATAAACTGTGTTAAAGGGTCTTTCTTATCTCCTCTTACTGTTCTAATATAATATGGATTATGTCTAGCATGTATCCCACTAGCAGAGTCAACTAATTGACTAACTGTACCTGAAGGTTTAACACAAGTAATAGCTGTTGATTGTGGTATACCTAACTTTTTTGACCACTCTTCATTTACTAATACAGCCTTATGTCGCATCTTACCTAATACATCTGGTAATACAGTTCTCATTCTAGAAAGTATACTATTATCCATAATACCTGTAAGAGATACACCTAATAATCTTTCTTCTTCTGTATTTTGTTGCCATCTTTTTCTAAGATAACCAAAGTTTGTTAGTGTAGCTTGTATTGTACCTAATATAGTAGCTACTTCTATCTTATCATGTAATATTTCTTCTGTATCAAATGGTCTAACTACTACCTCTGTAAGATTACAGAACTGATTAGGTCTTAATATAATTTCACTACAAGGATTAGTACCAAAGTCCCAATCACTATTACGTCTACCATTCTCTCTAGCTTTTTCTTGTGCAGATTTTCTATTAAAGATACCACGTTCACCAGATTTACTTTCATATAATGCTAACCATTCTTTCATAAAGATACCTGCATCTGGTTTCTCTGTATAGGCTACTGAGTTATTAGCTAATGCTCTTTCTGGATTAGTCTCCCACCATGCACCAGACTTGGCAACCCTTAATCTCTGGTCTGATAAATTAGACAGAGATATAAGAGCTGACCTACGCACACCACCTACAACTACAACCTCACCTGTTTTACAAACTATATCATGGCACTCCATAGAAGATAATTTTCTACCTTTAGCATTTTTAAATTTCTCAATAGTAAAATCAAATAGATTAACTAAAGGTTGAGGACCACTAGCCCTACCACCAAATGTTTTTAATCTATCTCCTGCAGGTCTTACTTTACTTACATTTATTTTAGGTACTCTACAGGTATAAAGAAAAGATATTAAATCTTTAAATGCTCTTGCCCATCCTTCTTTAGAATCAGCAACAGATATAACATCTTCTGTCTGTTCAAATTCTCTATCTGGTATAGTAGGTAGCTTATCTACATACTGTCTCTCAACAGAAAAGCCTACACCTGTACCATTCATTAGTATATATAATACTTCATCAAAAGATTTAGGTGTATCAATAGGTATATAAGAACAATTATATCCTGCTATGTTTTCTCTTTCTAATGCACCACCTGCTGTCATTAATGCTCTCATAGAAGGCATAACATTTAATCCTATTATATTATCTTCTATTCTTCTCCATACTTCACTATCCAATTTAACACCTAGATTTTTATCTAAATGTATTTGAAAGAAATTAGTTAATCTTGTTACTGTTTCTATCCATGTCTCTCTTCTACCCTCATCAGGTAACCAACGTGCATATCTAGATGCATGAATAAATGTTTGATATTCTGTTGGTAAATAGTTATTCCCTGCCATAATCTTTCTCCAATATTAGTTCACAATAATGTATTACTTTCTCAATATCTCTAGCACCTTCTCCTTTTCTTCTATGCCTTGTAATATATTTTACTACATTACCCTCAAGAAAG